TCGAGCTTCTGTACCTCGGATCCGGCTGCCGCGATGTAGGTATCGCCCAGCACCCGGCCGATGACGTTGAGACCCTTCGCTTTTAGGTTGTCGATCTCTTTGTTGAGTTGGCCGAGCGCCTTCGCGGTTCCACGGTCGCCGATCTTGATGGCGGCCTGTTCGGCGTTTTGCGCCAGCCGTTCAAACGCGAGCGCGGCGCCGATGATCGCGCCGCCCGTGAATGCCTTTTTGACCAGCTCTCCCTGGCGCAGCAACCCCTTGAGGGAATTCTCGGCTTGCTTGACCGCATAGCTGAGTTCGTTGCGGCCTTTAATGACTACGGTTGCTTCGGTCATCGTGTTCCAGCTTCAGGCAGGCGAGGCATAGGTGAAATTCGGCGTCCGAGAACTGCAGGATCGCGGAGGGAGGGACACCGAGCCGGATGCCGAGCGCCACCACCTGGCGCAGCTCGATGTCCTCAATCAGTTTTTTTCTGCGGCCTCGAGCGTGACTTCGGCGCCGTAGCCCATCTCGTTCGAGATGCGCTCCAGCACGGTGGGGTCGGTATCCTCAAGCGCGCGGCGATCGGCGTCCGTGAACAGCAAGATGCCGTGCACGTTGCGCGCCCGCTTCAGGATCTGCGTAACCGCCGTCGCGGTGATGTCCGCCAGCGTTCTGGTCTCGCCGAGCTTGATGTGCGAACGGACCGCCATCCGTTCCTCGACCGACATGACCGGCCAGTAGTAAAGCTCGAGGTCCCATTCGGGGACGGCGATCTTCTGCAGCGTCTCGACCGTCCGCGAGGCCCGGAAACTCTGGCGGGCTCGCAGCAGAATGTCGCCGCTCATGCGAACCAGGCGTAGTCAGTCGAGATGTAGCCCGTGGCCGAGCCGCTGTGCGCAGCATCGATGCCGAGCGAGTCGCCGAAGTTGTTCCACGAGACCATGACGGCGAACGACTTGCCGTCGCCGCGCACGACCTTCATCGCCTTAGCAACCCCACCGACCGCCTTGCGCAGCGCCACCTGACCGGGACCATCGTCATCGATGTCCAGCGCCATCGTGACCGTGCCGCGGTCGGCGAGCCCGGAGATGCGCTCGCGGGCCGTGGATGCCAGATTCGTGACATCGATTTCCGCCGCCGGGTTGCCCGGACGGTCCCACGACTTGACGTTCTCGACCTCAGTCATGGTCTTCGGCAGGGCCGCGCCCGCCGAGCCGTAGGTCGTGTAATTGGTCGAGTCGATGCCGCCGAGCGTGAACGTGTTCGTGTCCTGCGCCGTGATGACGGCCGCGCGACCGTTCAGCTCGGTCATGCCGACGACGCCGGAAATCACCACCACCGTCCCGACCGCGAGGCCGTGCGTGGCCGACGTGACGACGCAGGGGTTCGCCTTCGTGATTGCCGTGATGGTCTTGCTCGCGCCATCCGCGGTCTCGATGTAGACGTGGCTGTTGGCAGATGACACTGCAGTGCTGGTCATGGATCAATCCTCACAAAGCGGTTTCAGGGTTCACGATCGAGGTCCGGTAAATGGCCTCGTAAGTCATGCGGGCGCGGCCGATGGGCGCGGCGCCCTCGACACTCGTGGAAATCTCAATGGCCGTCAGCAGGCATTGCGTGCACAGCCCGCCGAGCGTGATGTCTGCGCCGATGCGCGCCTCGACGCTCGCCATGCCGGCGTCCAGCGCCAGGTCGAGATCATCGGCCGTGGCGACGATCTCAATGACGAGTTGCAGCCGACGCTCGAGCGCAGACAGGCTGCCAAATTCGCCGCCATAGTCGGCGGTCTCGGCCGTGGTGTAGACCAGGTACACCGGCAGTTCCTGCGGCTCGATCGGGTGCACGCGCGAAACGTGGACGCCCCCGAGCGTGGCGAGCGCCGTTGCGGCTGCCGCCCTGATCTGCGTGCGTACGTGGCTCATGGCCCCTCGAGTACCAGCACGGTCATGCCGGTGCCGTCGTTCTGCACGGAACGGACGATGTACGTGTCGCCTTCGATGCCGAGCGCGACCCCGGCGCCCACACCAAACGACTTCACGTCACTGGTGCGTGCGGTGAGCCTCGGCAATGCGCTGTCCACAGGAATTTCACCGACCTGCACGAATTCAGTCTCGAGCAGGCCGGTGAAGGTTCCACGTGGAGCCGACACGGCCCCGCCGCCGATGCCATGCAGCATCGATAGGCGGTCTGCGTCAGATTCCAGCATCAGTCACCGCCGGTCAGGTACTTCTTGCGGGCGTGCATCGTGACGCCGACCACGGACGGACCCGTGTCGACGGTGCCGATGTAACGCAGGTACGGCTTGGCCGCCGGCATCACATTGGAACTCAGCACATAGGTCTGCAGGTTCGGGTTGTCGTTCGAGGTCGTCACCTGCGTGAAAACCGCCCCGGTGATGTCCTCGGCACCCGTGCCATCGGCGGCCGAGCAAGCCTGCAGCTTGCCGTCCAGCGTGCCCGTGATCGCGCCCACCACCTGCGTGATGAGCAGATCGCCCTCGTATTCCGCGACCAGCACACCCGTGCCGGTAGCCCCTGCCGTATTCGCCGCCGACGAATTCGTCAGCAGGTTGACGACGGTCGCGTCCTTAGCTGCCATTCCCAACATTTTTCGATCCTCGTGATTTGCGCACCGGCTCCTCGGCCACGACGGGCTTCGGCTGGGGTGGCGCGGGGGGTTCGGCCGCAACTGCCTTGCCGCAGGCAATAGCCCCGGCTGCGACGTGTCGCGGAACTTCGATTGTCGTGCCGACCGGAATCGCTTTTCCATCGAGGAAAAACGACCGGAGGACGCGAACGTACTGCGTCTGCATCGGGGATGCCGCGCTGCCGGCGACAAGCGGTGAGCCCATCGCCGACAGCACGGCGGCTCCTTACGCCGCGACCGACGTGGTGACGGAGAACGACGCGCCGTGACGCAGCGCGATGTCCACCGTGTACATCGCTCGGATGCCGACGATGCCCGCCTGGAAGTTGGCGTAGGGGTTGGCTTCGACAGCCAGCACGCCCCATTCGCCGACGATCAGGTCCGCCCAGTTACCGAAGATGCAGTAGCCGGCCTCGAGCTGGTTCGAGGTGAACGCCGGCAGGCCGCACATGCTGGCGTTGAGGATGTTGCCATCCCACACCGGCGTGTCGGTCGAGGCGAAGCGCGGGTAGTTCGCCAGCAGGCCAGCGACCGTGGGCGTCGTGACGTAGGCCAGCGATCCGCGCAGCGCATTGGCCGCCGCAAGGTCCACCTGGAACTCGAGCATCTTCTTGTACGTGTCCGTACCGATGCTGGTGCAGGTCACGCTGCCGACGTTGGCCGAACCGACGATGCCCTGCGGCTCGCCTGAACCGCCCGCACCGTGCAGCGCCGCCTTGTCCATCGCGATCGCCGTCACCTGGGCGAGATCGGCCATCACGAGACCTTCGGCGTCCGGCGAGGACTGCAGGAGCAGCAACCGGCTGATCTCGGTGTACGCGCCGACCGTCTTCGGGGTCAGCGGCACCTGAACCAGCGTCTGCACGCTGTCCGTGATCTGCGTGGTTTCCGCAGCCAGCCAGTAGGCCGTCGCCGCTGCGCTCTGCTTCGGGATGTTCACGTTGCCGACGAGGCCCGACAGGCGGGTCGCACCGGCGCGGAACGCCACGGAGTTGTTGCGCAGCAGCTCGATGAAGCCCTGGTTGGAGGACTCCACGAGGTAGCCGCCGCCCTGCGCCGCGACCGAGAGGTCGTTCGCGCGGGTCTTGACCGGGCGCTGCTGGACCTCGAGCGGCACGTAGAACGTGTTCTCGTTGGTCGGCGTGCTGACCCGCTTGGCGATTTCCTTGTGCGCCTCGAACTCGAGACCGGCCTTCGTCCAGTTCTTGTCGAGGACCGCGCGCACGGCCTTGAACATCGAGTAACGCTGCGCTTCGTTCTTCGACATGCCGATCGCGGCGACCGAGGTCTCCGGGTTGCGGCTGCCGCGCTCGGCGATGATGTCGAGGACCTTGCGGCCCACGTCATCCACGCTCACGCCCTCGCTGATCCACGCCTCGCGCTCGGCCGCCGGCACCTTGTGCTGTTCGGCGAGCTTGTGGATCGTCTGGATCCGCAGGCGCTCGATGCTTGCGGAATCCCGAACCTCGGCGCTCGCGCCCGCCGTGGCGTTAACCTGATCGGTCATTGCAGTCTCCTCGGCGGTTTGCGCCGTTTCAGTGGATCGAATCTCAACGTCAAACTCCTGCTCACCCGACCGGCCCAAGCCGACTGTCGGGTCTGCGGGAATGGTCACAATGGAAGCCTCGTAAGGCTCCCAATCAGTCACGCGGACCTGACCGGACTTCCGGTCCTCCTCCGCGTCATGGATGCGGTAGCCGACCGACACGTTGCGCAGGCCGCCGGCCAGCATGGCCTCGACTTCCCGCGCGCGTTCCGTGTCGAACATCGTGGCGTCCACGACCAGCCGGCCGTCACGCACGCCGCCGGAATCGACCATGCCGATCGGGTCGTCTGCGTTGTGGTTGAACAGCAGCGGCATGGCGCGGCGGTTCAGCCGGTCCAGCCGAATTGACCGCTCGTCGTGTGCCAGGATCTCCATGCCGAAGATCCGCTCGACTGGATGCTCGGACGACAGCGCGAAACTGATGCGCGTCGCCTTGCCCTCCTTGCGCGTTTCCAGCGTGCAGACTTCGGCCTCCCGCAGTTGCAGCGGGATTTTCAGGGTCTTGCCCATCGATTATTTCCTCAGTTGCAGGACGCGAGCCGATGGCCCGTCTTCGTCCGGTTCGTCTTCGTCCGGCTTGGCGGCCGGCGCGGGCGCCGGCGCGGGCGCCGGTTCGTCCTTCACTTCGTAATTCTCGGGCGACGTGTCGAAGGTCAGATCGAGCGCCTTCATTTCGTCCAGCTCGCGGCGGCGCTGCTGCATGACTTCGTACAGGTCGAGCCCGCCCGAGGTCTGCGCGATGACATCCGCCACCGTCGTGAAACCGGCCTTGACGGCTTCCTTGTACGCTTCGACTTCCTTCGTCGGATCGACCCACGACCAGCCGCGTGGCTTGAACGACACGGCCTCGAACTTGGCGGGGTCCGCGGCGTACTCCATCAAGGACGCGCCCTCGATGGATCGGGCCAGCATCGCCTGCTGCAGCCAGATACGGTGCAGACGCTCGCGGAATGATCGGATGAACCACTGCTGCACCGCGCGCCAGGTGTCGCGGTCCTCGAGCAGCGCGAGCCGCGAGCTCGAGTAATTCGACTGCGAATAGTCGCGGGACAGGGATTCGTAGGACGTGCCGCAACCGGCCGCCATTTCCCGCAGCATGTAGCGCAGGAACGGGTCCAGCGCCGAGTTCGGCCGGTTCGGGTTGACGAAGTTGAGCTTCTCGCCGGGGCGCAGCTTCTCGACCATGCCCGGTTCGAGCGGCAACTGGTAGCTGCCGTCCTCCCGTTCCTCGCCGAAGCTCGCCGTGTCCTCGTCGGACTCGATCGTGCCGAAGTACATCGAAGCGGCGCGGGCCGCCACGATCTCGGCCTCGGTATACCCGTCGATGTCCGCGAGTTTGCGGATGATCGCGTGCATCCACGGCTCACCGCGTACCTGCGGCCAGCGGTCCACCAGTCGAAGGTGGATGATCTGGTCGGCCGGGACGCGCTCGATCCGGTCGGTCGTGTTCGTGTCGGTGCGCAATTCGCCCGGGTGCAGCGCGCGGATCCAGTACGCGACCGGCCGGTAAAACGAATTGATCTCGACGCCCTGGATCACCCGCGCACCAGACGCCACCGGACCGGGCTCGGCGTAGTCGTCCGCCAGCCGCTCGGGCTCGATCAGCTCGACCGCCAGCGGGACATCGGAATCGCCGAATGGCCGGTAGTGCAGCCGGAAAAACACCTCGCCGGCCTCGAATATCTGGCCCATCGCCTGCCGTTCGAGGTCGCAGAAATGCATCTGCCCACCCGTGTGACAGCGATCGGCGCGGCACCAGTCCCACCATGCCGTCTCGATCGCATCGTTCACCGAGGCCCGCAGCTCGCCGCGGGTGCCACGGACTTCCGCCTGCATCCCGATCCCGGTGCCGATCACGTTGTCCACGATGATCTTTTTCGCCCGCTTGGCGTAAGCGGAATCGCGGACCAGTTGCCGAGACTTCGACCGCAGCGGCGCGAGCGACAGGTGCAGCTCGTTGTTGGCGCTGCTGTTATTTGCGCCAGACAGAAACGAAGTGCGGGAATTGCGCGCCGCGGCGTACATTCGCTGCTGAAACGTGCGCAAATCTGCCGTCCGCTGCTGCGGGGCGAGCCAGCGCGCGATACGTGTGCGAAGTTGGTCAAGCACGGTCGAACCTCACATAGAGTCGGCGTGGGTTGCCGAGACCCTGAGCCATGCGGTCCGCGGCTTCCTCGTTACGGGCCTCGGCCTGCCACTTGTCCCGCTCGGCCAGCAGTTCGGTCCGCGACCACCGCGACAGCGACCGGCCGCCCAGCGAATAGCTCGCCGCGGTCAGGTTCGTCGGGTCGCGCAGGTAGGCGTCGATGTGATCCAGCACGACACGAGCCGTCGAGCGGAAGTCCACGTTGCCGACAGCCGCCGGATCGCGCAGCACGTCGAGATACCCGGATTCCACCGTCTTGCGGACACCCGCGGCCGTGACGACCAGGCGCCAGCGGTACTCGCCCGGTGTGTAGGCGGCCGAAGTCGCTGCGGTCACCGTCGCCGTGTGCGTGTCGCCATCTGCCACGCCCGAGACGCTGAAACTGTGATCGGCCTTCTCGAAATACCAAACGGACGACCACGTGGCCGCCGGGTAGTCGGACAGGTCGCGGGTCCATTCCCACGTATCGCCTGCGATCAGTTCGGCGGGGACTTGTGTCGGTGCGGTCACGTATTCACCACTGTTTGACCCAGCTCGAGCGCCTGACGGGCGCCCGCTGCGGCGGCCTCCTGAATTCCTGTATCGGTTCCACCACCGGCTCCGGTGGCGGGATGATTTCCTGCGGCGACTGGTGCGACTCGCGCGCCTTGAGCAGTGCAGCGCCTCCACGGCCCTGCAGGGCGGCGTAGGCGTAGACGAGGCAATCCAGTGCCTCGACCCGCGCGCCCGCCGCACGGAGCTTCCAGACCCTTACCCGGCGGCCCATGTGCATCTTGCTCACGACCACTTCGTTCGTAAGCTGTTCGAGATACGCCGCGTCGGTGTCCGCGTCGAAGTGCACGTAGCCCGGTCCCGGCTCGGCGACCTTTTTCAGCCGCCCGAACAGCACGTCCTTCGCGGTATCGACGCCGATCACGTACAGGCCGGCGCGGGTCTTGCCGGCGCGGCTCGCGCGCTTCGGCCAGATCAGTTTCCCGCCACCACTCGCGCCCTTGATCGCCCAGACCCGGAACCGCTTGCGCGCCGAGCAGTAGGCATAGACCTGTTGCGTGAAGTGGCCGCCCGAGTCGACGCAGCACGCCTCGACCACGAGCTGCCGGCCGTCGTCGGTGCGATACCGCCGCCGCAGCAGTTCGTCATGCTCGGCCCACAATTGCTGCTGGCCCGGATCGCCCCTCAACACGTGATGACCGAGGCGCCACGCTTCCTCGTCCTCGCCCCAGCCCCAGACGGTGCATTCAAGCCGATCATCCTGCACGTCGGTCCCGACCGTGATGACCCGAACCCCGGCCGGACAGTGGTCGGCCACGTAGGACTCGATCCGCTCGGCGAGCTTGCCGCCCTCCAGCTTCTCGCCGCTGTCCTCCCAGGTCTCGCCCAAGCTGGTATTGATCCACGCCTGCAGCGTCTCGGGCAGCCGCTTGGCGCGCAGGAACCCGACGGCCATCTCGGACCAGCTCGACCACGGCGAGTACAGTTCACTGATGTGGAACCCGGCGATGCCGTCGAACGGCTTTGACCCGCGCCACTCGCCGCGCTCGAGCATCCCCGGCTTATCCGCGTCGGTCAGTTCGACCCCGCAGTGCTGGCACACGTAGACGGCCCGTTCGGGCTGCCCGTCCGGCCAGC